ATATATTTAATGACAGAGCCTATTGCGCTCGATGAAGAGGATGAAGAGTCTTATGACGACGAAGAAGAGACGAGGCCGCCGCCGGTCAACGAAGAGAATGTATTTTACGGAGGTACACGAAGCGGCAATCGTTGAGTATTGCTCTAGTAACTGCAACGAAAGAAAATCAGAGCTCTATGTTGAATTTATTCAGCCAACATTTAATGAGATGGTAGATAAGATTGTATATTCGTACCACTTTACCTCACTTGCTAATATTGATGATCTAAGAGCAGAATGCAAAGCATGGCTTGTTACTATTTTAGATAAATTTGATCCCAATAAAGGATCTAAAGCATTTTCATATTTTAGTGTGGTGACCAAAAATTGGTTTATTCATAAAGTAAAGAAGCAAACTAAAAGATGTCAGCGGGAGATTGAATACGATCTTGTTGCAAAAGAAGTGTATGAACAAGAAGTTCAGGCAGATTCAAACTATATTTCAAAACGAGAAAAAGAAGACTTTTGGAGAAAGTTGTGGGAAGAGATGGATGCATGGGGAACTGATGACATGCGAGAGAATGAAAAGAAAGTCTACGAGGCTGTAAAAATCATTCTATCATCCGCAGACGAGATCGATGTCTTCAATAAAAAAGCAGTTTATCTCTACTTAAGGGAACTTACAGGTTTGAATACAAAACAAATTGTTACTCAATTAAATAAGTTTCGTGAAAAATATCGAGACTTTAAGTCTGATTGGGATGATAGCAAAATTTGAGTTGAAACTAATTAGATTATGAGCAAAAAACTTGATAAATGCATTGATGATGCCTTAAAAAACATCGAAGAAGACCGAAAAGTCACTAAAGAACTCTTAAACGATGCTATTAAATATGTCGCAGTTGATGAAGCTAGACATAGAGAAGTTGGAATTATCATGTCTAAATATGTTGAGACCCTACAAAGATCAAATGAACAATTAGTTAAGATAGCAGGACTTATGTCTAAAAACGAAAAAGCCTCTGCCGGATTAACCGATGACGATAAAAAAGACTTGTTTGATTTAATCTCTGGCAATAACGATGAGTAGCAGTTTCGATAAATTCTTTAATAATATTCAAGATAAAGCATCAAGATATTACCGTCGATTAGCGGATCTTGATGACCTTATTTATGACAAGTATTTTAATAAATTCAGAGGCAAGACTGTATTTGAAGCTGAGGTATTGAGTGATCCAGAGCTAGAGCCTGCCGAAGGCTCAACCCAAAACACGGACTTTTATGTTCCTCTACGAGTGAGAATTAAAGATATACATGATAATAGAATACCTGATCCTTATGATGCTGTAAAAAATATTAAAGATGATGATAAGAAATTAAACGAATTTACAAAATTAGTTCTTTCACATCCTGTTGCATATCCAGATACCAAAGACCTTATGCAATCTGCAATTTCGCAAGGACTTACTCAAGGTTCAATAGTTGAGGTTTATTTTTCTGAAGAAGGTCCGGATTTCAACGGTCGACTGAGAGGACTTAGATATCGGCAAGTTATTATTGCCTCTCCAACTAGATCAATTCCCACAGGATTATCAATTTTATCTGGTTTTGAAGCAAGCCAAACTTCTGCCTTGGGAGACTTAAGTGAGTTTTCAAGCTTAGCCCAGTTACTTACTATCAATAATCCAGAAGCGGGAATAACTGAAGGTGCTAAAAATGTTGACCAAATTGCAGATTTCATTGATAATCCAGAAGGAACCACAGCAGGCACCGGCTATCCTGAGACAACTACAAGAGTTGAAGAAGAACTTGCTCGATGGAGTGGCTTAGTCGAAACAAGTCCTACTGCCTTACCATTTCTAACAGAATATTGGAATAATATATCAAGTACTGGAGAATCATGGTGGAAAAACAATTGGACCCCGTCAGGAACTCCGTGGTCTGCTGCATTTATAAGTTATATTTTAAGAGGTTCTGATTTTAAAACTTCTGCTTCTCATTTAAATTATTTTAAAAAGAACGGATCTTCAAGTAATAAATGGAAACTATTTTCATTAACAAAACCCGGCAAGATCAAAGCACAAATAGGTGATATTTTAGGATATGATAGCCATAGTGACATTGTTTATAAAATTGAAAATAACGAAGCATACCTAGCTGGTGGAAATTTAAGCCAAACTGCGAAAATTGCTGCTACAATACCATTGCAAAATGGTACCTACCCTTCAGATAGCAAATATGTACTTGTATTAAAGAGAATGTAAAATGAGTGATTTTTTAAACAAAGAAGGTAAACCAATTGATGTTCAATGTTTATCTTTATCCGATGAAAAACAAAAAGAAACACAAAGAATAGCCACTGCATTGGGCACTGGTGTCTATCAAGCTCCATTACGTGAGTGTATCCCAGCTTATGACGAGGCTCCTTCTGAAAAAGTAATAAAAGGAGATAATAATGCTTTTGTTATTTTGGGAAGAGATCGTCCTTATTCGTTTGCTTCAGGAAATGGTGCAAAGGGTGGTAAGTGTGGAAGAATTCATTTAATCGCAGGACTTGCATCAGCCACAAAATTAAAAGATGATGCTCAAACTGGCCCAAACTTAATTACCGATGCCGCAACAATCTACATATGTCAGAGAACAAAAATTGATGAACATTTTGGTATTCCCGGTGGAACCAATATTAGCTCAAAAGATAAATCTGGTATTGGCATTAAAGCAGACCATGTTCGAATCATTGGTCGAGAACATGTTAAAATTTATGCCGGTGGGATGCAAAACATTGCTAAA